TGAAAGGTTAATTGCCCTGGGAGCAACTACTGAAGAACTCTATAAGACTGACGCATTTTATGAGGATCAATTAAATAAGTTGACACTCGAAGGTGAAAAGGAAAGGTCGGACGCAAGAAAAGCAAGTAGTGAGAAAGCAAAAGCGGAACGTGAAAAGGAATTAGAAAGTAAGAGAGCAGCGAATGAAGCGGAAAGGCAATTAGCTAACGAACTATTACAACTAAAACTATCCGCTGAAAAACAACTAGCTGAGGAACGCGCAAAGATGGACGCGGAACAAGAAGCTAAAGTACAAGCGTCTTATGATAAGTATGTACAAACGGAACTAGATAGGGAGGCACTACGAAAAACATTACAACAACAAAGCATTAATGAAGAGATAGCAGCAGTTGATGCGAAGTATGTCGAATTAAATAGACTTGCTCACGGTGACGCTGAACTGCGAAAGCAATTAGCAGAACAGAACGCGAAAGAGGTTGCAGACATTGAGGAGAAATATGCGAAGCAGTCACGCGACCAAAAGATTTCATTGGCACAAGGGGCGGTTGATGCATTACTTCAACTCAATGACGCGCTTCAAAACGGTTCAGAGAAAAGTGCTAAACGTGCATTTGTGGTGAATAAGGCGTTGTCACTTGCTCAAGCACTTACAAATACTTATCTAGGTGCTACGGCGGCATTTGCTCAAACGGCGGGCGGCATTGGAATTAAGACGGCGGCTGCGGCAGTTGCTACCATTGGCGGACTTGCTAACGTGGCACGTATCGCAAAGACTAAATTTACACCTTCGGGTGGCGGTGGTGACACGGGCGGCGGCGGTGGTGGTTCATCATCATATAGCGCACCGAGTAGTGAGGGTGGTGGTGGCGGTTCCGCACCTAGTTTCAATGCGTTCAACCCTGCATTCATAAATAATAGACCTAGCCAATTAACACCGGTCCAAGCGTATGTGCTTAGCGGTAACGTGGCGAATGAATTAGAGGCATCAACTAAAATTAAAGACAAAGCAAGACTATGAATAAAAAAGTAATAACCTTCGACCTAGACGAAAACGACTGGCTCAAAGGAGTAAAAGCAATATCAATCGTAGACATTCCCGCGATTGAATCAAACTTTGTTGCGCTACGAGGTGAAACGCAAGTGAAACTGTCGCAAGTGGATGAAGAAAAGAGAATGCTATTTGGTGCGGTGCTTATACCGGATAAACTTATTCTAAGACGCGATAAGGACACGGGAGAAGAATACTATATCAAATTCCCACGCGAAGCTGTTAGAAAGATTGCATACAACTACATGAAGCAAGGCAACCAATCAGAAGCTACATTCATGCACGAGTTTAGAATTGACGGGTGCACAACGGTTGAGCAATGGATCAAAGAAAGCGATGTAGATAAATCGGTTGCAATGGGATTGAATGAGATTGATGGCACTTGGTTTATCGGGATGAAGGTTGACAACGATGGAGTGTGGGAGAAAGTGAAGTCGGGTGAAATTCTAGGCTTTAGTCTTGAGGGCTTATTCGATGCGGTTGACCAACAACTAAGAAGCGTAATTGATGAAGATTTGGAATTTATCACAGATGTTGAACGGATATTGAAAGAAGGGTAGTATATTTGCCTCGTGCCGTTCGGCACTACCGTCATTGGTATCTATGTTATTTGATTCAGAAAAGCCACTCTTTACGGGTGGCTTTTTTGTGTGGTCACTTCTTAATTTAGAATCATTCTAAATAATTTTTGTCACTTTTTGCCTTTTACCGTATATACTACTGTACAAAAATTTATACAATGAGCAAAACACTAATGGCAAAACTGAATGACCTAGCTGCAAAAGCGGGTTTCAAGTTTGAATCAAAAGAAGGGAAAGTTGAACTTTCCAAAGTTGCTGAAGTAAAATTGAGTGCAGAAGCAAAACTTGAGGATGGAACTATTATCGCTACCACTGCTGACGCTTGGGGTGCGGGTGTGGACATTCTCGTTGTTGATGCTGAAGGTAAAACGTCTCCAGCAGCTGACGGAGAGTATAAACTCGAAACGGGTGAAACTCTAATCGTTGCGGGTGGTGTGGTTTCTGAAATCAAACCGATTGAAGTTGAAGAAGAAGTTGAAATGGAAGCGGAAATTTCCGCACGTTTCGAGGCTTTGGCAAACAGAATCGCGGCACTTGAAGGACAGAACGCAGAACTTTCAACACAACTAGCTTCTGTGACTGAATCGAAAACTGAAGCAGAAACCAAATTGAAAGCAACCGAGAAACAACTCGTGGAACTTTCTAAAAAACCCGCTGCATCTTCTGTTAAGGAAGTGGCACTCGGTAAAGAAAAACCAACACAAGAACGCACTAAGAAACCATTGTCACAAATGAGCATGACAGAGCGCGTACTTGCTAACATGAAACACAACTAAGAAATGGCAACAACTACTTCTCTAACAACCACCTATGCAGGTGACGTAGCAGGTGGATATATCCAAGCTGCTTTCTTGTCGAATGACACCGTGAACAACGTTACATTCAAGACAAACATTCCATACAAACAAAAGGTACAACGCATTCAAGACAATGCAACAACCTTCAGCGGTCAAACTTGCGACTTTACTCCAACGGGTACAGTTACATTGGATGAACGCACACTAACGCTCGTTCCACTTGCTTTGCAACGTCAGCTATGCAAAACTACTTTCTTCACGGATTGGGAAGCATTGGCAGCGCAAAATGATGACATCTCAACTGTTGCAGAAGCTTTGACTATTACCCTTATGGGTGTGATTGGTCAGATCAACGAGACAATGATTTGGCAGGGCACTGCGGGAACTGGTGCTTATGATGGATTTGAAACTTTGATGCTTGCGGATGCAACTGTAATCGACGTGGCTACGCCCGTTGCAATTACTGCGGCAAACGTAGTAGCTAAGATTCAAGAAGTCGTAGCAGCTTCACCGCTTCGTGTTCGTCGTGCAACTGAAAAGCCTTTGATTTACGTTGCATCTAACGTAGCTGAAGCATACAGAAACGCACAAGCGACACTAGGAAACAACAACTTGTATCAATCGGGTGCTGCCATCTCAATGACATGGCTCGGTCAGTATGAAATTGTTGAGTGCCCTGGGATGAGCGATTCAACTTTGGTTATGGCTCAAAAGTCAAACCTATGGTTTGGTACTAACACAAGCGAGGATTGGACTTCAATTCAAGTAATTGATATGCAACCTGTGAATGGTGATAAAACTGTTCGCTTCTCTGCTGACTTCTTTGGTGCTTGTCAATACGGATTCGGAAACGAAATCGTTTTGTATCACTTGGATAACGCGTAATCATCGAATAAATAATCTGAAACGAGGGCGGTGGTCATAAGCTGCCGCCCTTTTTTCATAACACATAAAAAACATGGCTTGTGAACTAACATCAGGTTTACTCTTAAATTGTAAAGACGGCTTCGCGGGGATTCAAAGGATTTGGATTCAGCAACAAGCGGACTTTGCAACCGGTGTCACATTGGATGCGACAACCCTAGAAGTTGACGCGCTACCTACTGCAACTATTTACCCTTTCGAAGTGGTAAAAGGAACAGGCGGATTCACTGAAGCGACATCGAGCGCGAACGGTGGCATCTTGCACACTCAAACCGTTACACTCGTACTGAATAAAATGACATCGGTTAAACGCAAACAACTAGAACTGTTAGCGAAAAATCGTGCACTCGTTGTATTTGTTTGGGACAAGAACGGTAAAATATGGATGGTTGGTCGTCAATTCGGCGCTGAAATCACTGCGATTGAGGCTGCAACGGGTTCGGCTGCTGCTGACCTTAACGGTTACACTATCACATTTGTAGCTGAAGAACCAAGTGCAGCGGAACAACTAGAGGCGTACACCGCTACACCTTTCGACAACTTCGCGGACATCACTATCGGCACATCGGTAGTTGACTAAAAACATAAAAAAGGGGTATAAAATTTATGCCCCTTTTTTTCTATCTTTGACACATGGCGAAACTCATTCCGGTAAAACCCAATAGTGTATTTAACGCTAATGGTCGAGTGATTGAACTTGCAACCGCAGATCAAAACACTTTGAAAAAAATTCAAGCCCTTGCGCCTCATTTGGTGCGAGAGGATAAAAAAGAAAAGAATGCTGCTACTTCAACCGAACCAAGCGAATCAGACGGGGTGGCTAACGCTATTTGAGGGTAAAAGTGTGCTAGACACATTCACTCACTATCTACTCGTTTTAAACCGTGACGATAGTGGAGTAGAAACCTCAAACAAGTTGGCTCAAGTCCTCAATGTAACGCTCGATAATGCACGAATAACAACCTTCACTTGTACTACGGTGGGGCTTGAATATTCGGGGCAATATTACTATGAGGTTTACGGGCAAAATTCAGCATCTAACATTGATCCAAATAACGCCGCAGTCGTTGGGCTGATTGAGCGTGGATCTGCAATAATCTCTGACAATGGAACATACTACACCGATAACACCACAATCAACACCACCACTATCTACCCTTGATATTTCACTCGCTAAATACGAGAGTGTATCAACGGTAGAAATTGAGAATAAGCGCGGTTGGGTTGCCTACGGTGTAGATAACCTATACCCTAACTACCTAATTGAACTTGCGCAGAATGTGCCGGTACACGGTGCGTTAGTGAGTGGCATTGCTCAAAGGGTAGCGGGACTTGGTGTAGACTCTGAGAACCCCAATGCAAATAAGTTTCTTA